TGCCGGCGGAGGGGTTGAAATAAAATCCGGAAATCTGGAAATTTTCTTGAATAATCAATACACTGATTTCACAATAAATGAAATCGCGGAATCAATTTGTGAGGATCATGAAAGATATGGCGGTTTCGTTGTTAAAGGAACCTGGGACATGGAGGGCGTTCGCGTTGTTAAGTGGGAACATTTGCCCATGGATGAATGTCGTTTTAATTTAGATGAAACGCGCGTTTGGCTTTCCAATGATTGGAACGCTCAAAACCAGGATGCCGAAAAAACAGGTTACCGTGATTATCCTGTTTTAAATGATAACATTAAAGAGGGTTCATTTTTCATTTATTATAAAGATCCAACAAAAAAGAACCGAAAAGAACTGGGCGTTTATCCTAAGCCCCCTTATTATTCCGGAGTTTCAGCAATCGAAACGGATTGGAATCTAAACAAATACAATAACGCTTTAATTCAGAACTCATTCAGTTCTGGAACAATGATCACATTTACCGATGGAATCCCGGAAACTAAGGAGGAAATTGAAGAGGTGAAAACATCGGTTAAAAAACCGACATCAGGCGCTGAAAACGCCGGTGAAATTATTATCAATTTTGCGGTTGATAAGGATCACGCTCCAATCGTTACGCCATTAAATGGAAATGATTTGGATAAACGTTACACGGTTACAAATTCAACAACGCTTCAAAACATTCTCGTTGCTCATGGGGTTGTTTCGCCTACATTATTCGGCGTTATGCAACAGGGTTCATTTAACGCCGCGGAAAGTGCGCAACTGTTTGAAGTGTTTAAGAAAACTTATGTAACACAACGCCAGCAAAGAATTAATTGGATGTTGAATAAAATGGTTTCGCTTTCAGGTTTTGAGGGCGAAGTTTCTTTGATTGAAGTTAAACCAATAGATCAGGCGGTTGATGTAACAACGCCAGCAAACAGCGTAACAATTAACAACGCGCCAGCTGAAACAACGCCAGCAACAGCGCCAACAGCTCCAGTTGAGGCACAAATCACCGATGTATCAAAAACGGCTTTAAATGGGGCTCAGATCGCCTCACTTGTGGACGTTGTGGCAAAGGTTAAATTAGGGGAAATCGATACAAAAAGCGGGGTTGAAATTATCCTGGCTTCATTCCCTTCAATTGATCAGGCACAAGCTGAAAAAATGGTCGGTGTTCCAACAACTGGATTTAGTACATGCAAAGGAAATCATTCGTTTTCATCGGATGAGCTTTCAATTTTTTCCGAGCATGGAGAGGATGCGGGAAACTTTGAAGTTTTCGCACAATTGCCGATTCAATGGAATTCAATAACGGAAAACGTTTTCAAAAAACATGATGAGGTTTTCGCAACTATTGGAGAAATATCAGTTGGAATTGAGGGGATCGATAAGGATGTTCTTTCATTACTAAACAAGGGAGAGGATGGAAACGGAATTTCACAGGCAACAGGATTAACAATTAAAGAGGTTGCCGTTTCAATTGCTCGCCTTACTGAATGGGGTTTAGTTTCAGGTGGTGAGCTTTCATCCCTGGGCGAAAAATTAATTTTGAATGATGTTGCTGATATTCCAACCTTTGAGGTTCGATATAGTTACCAGGTTCGAACGGATGTTCCTGATGCCATTTCAGGGAGCCGGGAATTTTGCCAAAACTTAATGAGCTTAAATAAAATGTACACAAGGGAGGAAATCAATTTCATGAGTTCCAAAGTTGATCGAGATGTTTGGGTTTACAAAGGCGGATTTTATACGAATCCGGACACTGGCGCAACAACCCCCTGGTGTCGTCATTTATGGTTTCAAACGATTGTAACAAAAAAGTAAAATGAATTATTTAATTTCAGCCGATGAGGTTATCAGACGCGGTTTAACGCATGCGAACGTTGACGCGAAAACAATTGTTGTTGCAATTGCGAGGACTCAGGATATTCACATTCAAACAGCCCTTGGAACATGTCTTTATAACGAGCTTTTAACGCGCGTTTTAAATGACAACTGGGATGCTAATTATTCACTTTTGATGAATCAATATGTTTTGCCTTGTTTAGTTGCTTTTGTTGATTATCGCATGATTGATTATTCAACGGAAAAGATCACCAATAAAGCAACCGGATATTTGCAGGATGCAAATTTACAGCCAATGAACGCGGAACAGCGCAACCCGATGCGCGATCGTTTGAGAAAAGATGCGTATTTTTACAAAGAGCGTTTAATCGGATTCCTTAAAGATGACGATGGGAACAATTATCCACTATATAAGGATTGCGAATGCAAAAAAGAGAATGTAAAAAAAGAGAAAACAGGCTATTTGACAAAATGGATTGTGTGATTTACACACCGAGCGCATACAGCATTAACAAATTAAAGGTTTATTTAAGTGGAAATAACAATCAATCAGCTGGTAAAAGAGTTCGGAATAATTGCCGAACAGCACAAGCAAATAAATAGCTTTTTTTTCGGCGATTTCCTTAATGCCTTGAATCAAAGTGAGGCGGTTAATTATCCGCTTTTGTGCGTTATGTTGATGCCTGGGAGCATGTCTGAAAAGACTGTTAATTTAACGGCGATTATAACCGTTTGCGATAAATATATAGTTGATCAAAATCGAAGCATTATTGAAGTTCATTCGGACACTTTGCAAATTTTGCGCGATATTGATTTGACATTACGCCAGGAAAGATTTGAGGATTTAACTTTGGATACTCAGCATTCAACAGAACCATTTGTTGAACGCTCACAGGATATTGTTGCGGGTTGGTCCATGCAAATGACAATGAGCGTTTTTGACAATCAAAACTGGTGTGAAATTCCCTATGGATTTTATGACTTTGAAAACGGCGCGAGTTCATTTGTTGAGCCATGCGCGCCGGCTTTGGTAACGAATTCAAATGAATCATTTTCGGAGCTTATTCAAAGCGGTGGCGCTTTCGTTTTAGACAATCAAACAATCAGCGTTTTTGTTGAAGATGAATTACAGGAAACAATTGAGGTCCCAGCAATGGAGGATTTTGATATTAACATAAATTGGCAATGAGCAATATAAACATACCTACACAGGTAAGCCCTTTCAGTAACTTCGCACAATTTCCAACAGTTGGAAAGATCCGAGTTATTTATATCGATAAGGCAAAAAACACGGCGTATTATTGGAATGATACAACAACAACTTATGCTTCATTAGGGGGCGCAAGTTCTGTTGACTGGGGTTCAATTGGTGGGGACATTTTAGATCAAACAGATTTGCAAAATGCGTTATCTGGAAAGGTTGATAAAGTTACTGGAAAAGGACTTTCCACAAACGATTACACAACAACCGAAAAAAACAAGCTCGCTGGAATTCAGGCCGGAGCTGAGGTTAATGTAAATGCGGATTGGAATGCAACTTCTGGCGATGCTCAGATTTTAAACAAACCTACAATCCCAAATGTTTCGGGATTAGCTACGGTTGTTTATGTTGATGCTCAGGATGCTTTAAAAATGGATCAATCGGTTTACGATCCAACGGAAAGCGGGCGCGTAAATACAGCGCGATGGGTTGAAATTGACGTGATCAACAACACGGGTTCCAGCATTCCAAAAATGGCCGTTGTTTATTTTAATACCTCATCAAGTTCAGCCGATACGCCTGAAATTATTTTGGCAAATGCAAACAGCGAGGCAACCAGTTCTAAAACAATGGGGCTCACAAAGGATGTAATTGCAAACGGTGCAACCGGAAAAGTAATTTTAGAAGGTGAATACAATTTATTTAATACATCAGCTTATTCAGTTGGGGCCCGTTTATGGCTTTCAACAACCGCCGGGCAAATTACAACAACAGCGCCAACCCCTCCAAATCATGCGGTTTTTCTTGGAATAGTTTCCAGATCACAAACAACAAACGGGCGCATTTGCATTAAGATTCAAAACGGTTATGAACTTGATGAGCTCCATGATGTAACGGCAACAGATTACAGTAACCCTCAGGACGTTGATTCGCTTTTGATCAGGGATAATGCAACAAGCCTCTGGAAACGTTTAACCTGGGCAAATTTAAAGGCCACAGCGAAAACGTATTTTGATACGATATATCAAGCTGTTTTAATTTCAGGCACCAATATCAAAACAATTAATGGAAACTCAGTTTTGGGTTCTGGCGATTTAACAATAAGCGGTGGAGGTGGTGGATCCGGTATTCATTTGAGAATGCCTCAGGGATATAAATATACAAATCACCAAATCAATTTATTTTGGAATGGTTCAAGTACACAAGCTCAAAACAGCACAGCCGGACAAATTAGATTCGTACCTTTTTATCCAACCAATGAATTTATTTGTAATAAATTTGATATTGGTGTAACTACTGGCGTGGCGGGTGCAACATTTAGATTTGTAATTTATTCCGATAATTCTGGGGTTCCTTTAAATAAATTATATGAAAGCGCAAATATAGATGCCTCAACGGTTGCGACTAAAAATATTATAACAAACTTTACATTTTCCGCAGGAACTGTTTATTGGCTTGCAATACATTCATCCGCGAATAGTATCGGATTTGCCGGCTGTTCTCAATTAAGCCTTTATCCTCTTTATGTAAATGGCGGAACAATTTACAATGGAATTTTATCTGGTGCTTATGCCTATGCATCCGGATCACCGGCTACAATAGTGCCAGCAACCGCGCTTTTTTTCGGTTCATCTGGAGCAATTCAAGTAACAATGTGGAAACAATAAAAAAAATAAATCATGCCTGAAATAAGAAATGAAATATATGATGATAATGGTTTCGTTCGAGTTGAATTCATTCAAGTTGATGAACCAACAACGGAGGAATTGATCGCGCAAAAAGAGGCGGAACTTCTCGCAATGTACAACGAATTAAAAACGTTAAAAGGGGAATGACTGAATTTGTAACAGTGATAAAAAAATATGGAGTAACGGGTTTACTCGCTGTTTGGGTTTGGACATTACAAGCCGAGGTTAAAGAAATGCGAACAATGCTTGTTGATTGTTATCAGGTCCAAATGCATTCATCAAATGAATCAAACAGGCACATTGAAAAAAATCAAACTTTCGCGATCATTCCAAAGAATCACATCGATGAGGAAATTAATAAACGAAACTCTTAAACCAGGGGGCAAATGGTCCATGAAAAGGATAGGAGCTTTCACCTCTTTTTGGATGGCTATTATTTACGCATTCATTCCGGTGTTTGCTGTTATTGAAGTTAAAGAATTTGTTTTTGTTGGGTTGCTTACTTATTCAGCGACCGCAATGGGGTTAACGGTCTGGAATAAAAAAATAAAAGATGAATCAAACGAATAACATTAAACCCTTTTTGGGTTACTTTGCGCTTTACTGTTTGTTTGTTATGTTGTTTGCCTGGTTTATTTACGGGTGCTCGGCTGATTATCACATGAGAAAAGCAATCAAAAAAGGTTATTCACTTACAATTGAAAGCGATACAATACAGATCACCCGCGTTGATTCATTCAAGGTGATCGCAAAAGACACGGTTTATTGGATCAAATACGAAAAAGTAAAAGATTCAATAATTTATTTAACACAAATCAAATATTATCCACGCTGGAAATATAGATTCGATCACAAGCGTTTTAACGATTCTTTAAAGTTCATTAGAAGTATGTACTCGGATTCTTTACGTTATGGGCTCAGATCGCAAAAAAACAATCATTCTCATGATATTAAAACGAAACGCCAAGAAACGAAAGTAATTCGAAGCGAAAATAAAAACGGCTTTGCTGATTCCGTTAAATGGATCGCGGTTATTTTGATCCTGTTGATCATTGCATATTTGCTTTTTAAATACGCACCTAAAAACAATTAATATGAATTACGACTGGTTGAAAAAAGAAACAGCTCCGAAAATTTTGGTTGAAGCTGTTAAGATGTTAGGCACAAAAGAAATCGTTGGATCAAAACATAATCCTGTTATTTTAGGTTGGGCCAAAGAATTGAATTTATCAAAGATTTACACAAACGATGAGATTCCCTGGTGCGGTTTGGCGATTGCATACGCATGCCATAAGGCCGGATTAACTGTAATTGATAAACCTCTTTGGGCTTTGTCATGGGCCAAGTGGGGCAACCATGCAATTGATCCAATGCTCGGCGACATTCTCACATTTAAACGTAACGGAGGCGGGCACGTTGGAATTTATGTTGGTGAGGATTCGGAATGTTATCACGTTTTAGGGGGAAATCAAGGGAATGCAATGAGCGTTTCAATGATTCAAAAATCAAGGCTTTACGAAGCGCGCCGAACAGCCTGGAAAGTTGCGCAACCTGGATCAGTTCGAAAAATTTACCTGGATGCGAAAGGATCCATTTCCACAAATGAGGCATAAATAAAATAAAAGCCCTACATTTGCTTTACTTTGTGATTAGCGTTGCAATTAAAACGGAGTTGAACGCCTCGTTTTAGAGCCATTCATTTAATTGGATGGCTTTTTTGTTTATATTTGTTTACGCATAATAATGGTTTAGAGTTGGAAAAGGGTTTTCGATAACGTTCGGGACCCTTTTTTTTATGGGCCAAAAAAAATAATTTAAAATTTTTTTAAAAAATGTTTGCAAGTATAAAACTTTATACTACATTTGTCAGGTAATCAATTTAAAAACAACGCTAATAACTCAACAAATGACAGCAACTTTAAAATTAACAGAAACAGAAATCGTAACAATTCCTGCAATCGAATTAAACAATTATTTAGATACATTAATTCTTTTAGGTTATGATCTTGAAAAAGTAGAATTAGTTAAATTTAATTAAACAAATAAATCCGGGGGATGCGCATCCGTAACGCATAATTTAAAAACGCTAACATGAAAACAACAAAATTCGATGTAATCAAACTGATCGTTGAAAGCGAGCAAGCATCACCCGAAACATTCAAACCGATTTTTTTAACCGCCATTTCTTACGGCGCAAAAGATGTTTACAACGCGCAAGCGGATGTAAAACATGTAAAGCCTTTACTTGAATCCGCTTTGTATTTAATAGAACAGATTGAGGATATTGATATTAAAATGATGCTGGAACCGATCCCAACAACGGACAAACATTTTACTGATATGCGTGATTTAATGCGCCAAAAAAGACAATTCACCGAATCACTTACAAACGTTTTAAATAAACTTTAATATGAAAACGCTAAACGAATCACAAAGGGACATGATTAATGTAATTATTCCGGTTGCCTTATTTTGGGTTGTAATGACCTTTTTTATTTCAACGGCACCAAATTACCTAAAAGACGAGAAAGCCCCGCAAATCGAAAATAAAAGGGCTCAATCGCCAACGCTTGACAAATACGGGGAATTGTTTTTAAAACATTCGCAATGTCGTTGATAAAAACAGAACCGAGAGCGGAACGATTTAGAATTGTTGACGCTCAATTTATTCACGGCCCGAAATGGTTTAAAATTGAACTGTTCGAAATTCACGGTTATTTACAGGGCGAGCGCGTTGATATGGTTGAGAGTTTAACCCTTGATCATTTCGATGAATTAACTTACATTGGAAAGAGCTTCAACGTTAAAAATCAAAATTTATTTTATCACGTGATCGGATTCCGAGCCGATACACAAAAAAACACCGTGATCGTTTTGAGGAAAAAAGAAATCGATCACAGCGATGAACCAACAAAATTTATTTATAAAAACATTTAATCATGGCAAAAATGAAACGTGTACAAATTACGCTTGAATATACATGCGAGCGGATTCTTGACCGGCAATTAACAATTTTAAAACGCGAGTTGATGGCCGGACGCGAAAAAATTGATCACACTTTTTCAACCGATACAAACAGCTTTGTTTTATTATGCGAGCAAAAGTTTACAAAAAAACGCCCATTTGAGGAAATTAAAAAACCAAACGGGAAAATTATTCAAATCGTAAAATCAGAAATATGACACCAATCGACAAAGCAAATGATTTAATTGTTAAGGTATTAATTGAATTGGATCAGGAAACATTTAAACGGGCGCAAAAAATTGCGCTAAAATATACAGATGAAATGATCAGCGAGGTTGAAATATTAAGATTTGAGGATCCAGAATACAAAGCATTTCAATTAAGATTCTGGAAAAGTACAAAAAATAAAATTGAAAAATTATGAATGCAATTGAATGGATTTCAGTTTTATTCCTGGTGATCGCAATTGTTTGCGTTCTGGGAATAATTTACGCAATGGGCGGAAATTACGCGCTGATTGGTTTTATTTTGTTTGCGGTATTTATTTACTATTTCACGAAAAAGGATTTCGAATGAGAGCTTTAAATCACGTTAGATCGTTTAATTTGTTTGAAGGAAAAAAATATTTTCGATTTAAAACTCCAAAAGAAAAACATCAAATGCGAAAAATTGTTCGTGAATTGAATTCAGTTTTTATTCCTAAAAAAATGAATTTGGAATTTGATTAATTGTTATATTTGTAAACGCCCCTCTCACAATAAAGGCGAAAGGTATTATTAACCCCCGTAATGAAGTAGAGGTGAGAGGCTACGGATTTGCAGGGGTTTTTTTATTTAATATTTATTCAATGGCAACAGGCAAAAAAAAAGTAATTGTTTACGCCGATTGGATCAGCACGTTCGAACTGTTATCAGATGAAGAGGCAGGAAAATTGATCAAACATTTTTTTCGTTACGTGAATGATCAGGATCCGGCACCTCCAGAACGGTTGATTGAAATTTTATTCGAACCAATCAAAGCAACTTTAAAACGCGATCTGGAAAAATGGGAAATCCGTTCGGGAAATGCGAAGGCAAATGGTTTGAAGGGCGGGCGACCAAAAACCGAAAATAACCCAGAAAAACCCAGTGGGTTATTTTTAGCACAAAAAAAACCTGTTAGTGTTAGTGTTAGTGTTAGTGATAGTGTAAGTGTTAAAGAAAACAATTCTTTATCTATTAACATAGATAAAGAATGTGTTAAGGAAAAAAAGGCTTCACAAAAATTTGTGAAACCTACGCGCTCAGAAATTCAGGATTTTATAAATTTAAATTCCTTTGTTGTTAACGCTGATTATTTTATCAATCATTATGAAAGTAATGGTTGGAAAGTTGGTAAAAATTCCATGAAAGATTGGAAAGCAACTTTGAGAAATTGGAACACAAGGGAAAAAGAAAACAATAAAAGCAAAACTCAAAAAACAAATTATGATGACAATTTCAGGAACGCCGATGGATCAATTGACCATGAGGCAAAACGAAAGGCATTTGTTAGAAAAGTGTTGGGAACAGATCAACAAGAAAATGCAAATGAAAAATTTGGCAATATCCAGGACATCGGCTTTATCGATGTTTCAAGAAAGTGAAAAGGCTGTTGATCAACCAGGCACGGCAATAGAAATTTTTTACCTGGTATCAACTTCAATTTTTGGGATCAGACCGGAAAACGTAAATACTGAGCTGTTTCAATTGGTTCTTATGGTTTTGCCTAAGCGATTCCCTGGGATCACAATCCAGGACATTCGAAACGCTTATTTTGAAAACGTGATCACCAAAAAGGAATTTGTTTCTTTAACCCGTGATGAATTACTTTTTCCCGTTTCAACTTATTGGACCAGGAAACAAAATCTTTTGCAACAAATAAAATTGATTGAAATGGAAAACGAAAAACAACAACAGGAAAAACAAAAGGAAATTGATTTTTACAATGAAGCTCGCGACATTTACAAAGAAAGTTTAAAGGCTGGCGAATGGCTCGGCGATATGTTCCAGGCGCGCGTAATTGCTCGCCCCTTTTATGATTCACTTTATCAAAATGAAAGAGCTCATTTAAAATTAATCGCAAGCGATGAGGTTAAAGAATTAAAAATTCAAAGCGCTTTAAATCCTTTGATCCTGGTTTATGATGCAAAGTTTTATTTAGCTCATGAGGTTATCAAATTATGTATTAAAAAAGGTAAAACATTTATTCAGCTTTGAGCAAAAACATTCTTTTCGGAACAATTGAGGTGAGGAGCTCGAATAAAATTCACACGGTTAAACGGGCTGTTTGGATTGAAGGTGCTGAAATTTATCGGCCTTACAAATCACCGTTCAAAGAAACAGCTTTCATTGTGAAAGTGATTGAATCAAAATTAATTGGGAAAACAAATGAAACTAAGTAAAGAACATAAGTTCAAATATGATTGGACTTTAAAAAATGCAAATTTCACCAAGGACAAAGGAAAAGTATTTTCTTGTTTTGCCTGTGGTGGTGGATCAACAATGGGCTATAAATTAGCTGGATTTGATGTAATTGGGCACAATGATATTGATAAAAGAATGATAGATGTATACAAAGCAAATCACAATCCAAAATTTTCATTTCTTGAAAGTATTACAACTTTTGCAAAGCGTAAAGATTTACCAAAAGAATTGTATGAATTAGATATTTTGGACGGATCTCCGCCTTGTTCAAGTTTTTCAATGGCTGGAAATCGTGAAAAAGATTGGGGTAAAGAAAAGAAATTTACAGAAGGTCAAGCCTTACAAGTTTTAGATACTTTATTTTTTGATTTTATTGATTTAGCAAAAGAATTACAACCAAAAGTAGTTGTTGCCGAAAACGTAGAAGGTCTTTTATTAGGAAATGCAAAATCTTATGTGATTAACATTTACAAGGCATTTGATGAAGCCGGTTATATTGTTCAGCATTTTTTACTAAATGCTTCAAAAATGGGAGTTCCTCAAAAAAGAAAAAGAGTTTTTTTTATTGCGTTGCGAAAAGATTTAAGTAGTCAGTTTTTACACTCAAAAGATATGTTTACTCAAATTCCTAAAATAGTAATGGAGTTTAATGAAAAACAAATTTCAGTAAATGAATTTGATAGCTTTAAACCAGGTAAAAAATTAGCACCTTCAATTTTAAAGTATTGGAAAGAAACTCCGCAAGGCTCAAGTATTTGTAATTATATAAGATCTTTAGGCGAAAAAGAAAAATTTTTCTCTTACAGGAAAGTAAACATAAATGAACCATTTTGCACAATTTTAACCGGAAACAATGGTGAATTTAGGCATGATATTCCGACTTATTTTCATGAAGAAGATTTAATAAAAGGTGGGAGTTTCCCAAGTGATTACAATTTTTTAAATATAAATCACAAATATTTAATTGGAATGAGTGTTCCACCGATAATGACAGCTCAAATAGCTAGTAATATTTATGATCAATGGTTAAGTAAAATATGAAAGATACAACTAAACTACTAGCATTGTGCGGAATACTTCCCGTGCTTGCCGATTTTATCGAGGACTTGAATGACAATAAAATCTTCACCAAACAAGTGAAAATGAAAGCAAACCATTTACACGCAGAGATTCGCAAGATTGACGCTAAAATCATGGCAACGGATGACATTCGTATTCACGCTCAACAAGTTGAAATTGGAAATGAGTTCCGTAATTGGTTGAAAAAACTTGAAAATAATTAACGTTAAAATGTTTTTAGTATAAATAATTATACTATATTTGCTTAAATTCTTTAATACAACGCTATGAAAAAAGTAACTTTAACGAGACTTGAACTCCGTAATTTCAAGAAAATCACCAACCTTTCGATTGATTTCACACATGAAACCGATATTGTCGGCACGAATGGAGTTGGTAAATCAACAATCTTTGACGCTTATACCTGGCTACTTTATGGTAAAAACTCGCACGATCAAAACGACTTCGCAATTAAAACATTGGACCAGGATAACAATCCTATTCACAAACTTGATCATGAAGTAACTGGAGTTTTTTCCGTTGATGGGGCAAACATTACATTTAAGCGGGTTTATCGCGAAAAATGGGTAACTAAGCGAGGCAACGAAATTGAAGAGCTTACAGGACATGAAACATCATTCTTTGTTAATGGCGTTCCAAAATCCAAAGCGGAATATCAAACAGCTGTTTCCGAAATGATTGATGAAAATATTTCAAAGATTATTTCAAACCCGCTTTATTTCAATGATAAAATGAAATGGAATGAGCGCCGTGAAATTTTACAGGCGATGGCCGGCGATATTTCAAACAATGAAATTATTTCCGAAATGGATTCGGATTCCAATGAACTCAAAGAAATCCTAAACGCTGGAAAATCTTTGGATGAACAAAAGAAAATAATACAGGCACAAAAGAAAAAACTCAAAGAGGAAAAAGCAACAATACAACCTCGGATAAATGAGGCGAATCATAATAAGCCGGATACAGTTGATTCATGCGCGATTCAAAACGAAATCATTTCCCTGGATGGCGAATTGAATTCAATTGATGAACAAATACAAAACCGTTTTAAATCAGTTGAAAAAGCCCAGGAACAAACAAAAAAAATTCAGGTGAAAAAATTTGAGCTTGAAAATAAATTGCGCGAGCTTCAAAATGAATTTAATTTAAGTGAACAACAATATCGTTTTTCGATTGATCAAAAGCGAAATGAATTGATCAATGAAATAAAAGAATATCAAAGCATAAAAATTGATTCACAACCGGAAAGAGAAATCAAAGAGCTTGAGGCTAAAAATGAAAAGTTGAGATCTGATTTTGAATCAATGCAATCAATGTTGTTTGTTGGTAATTGCCCAACATGTAAACAAGCCTTTCAGGATAATGAGGAAAAAGAATCAGATTTCAATTTGTATAAAATAAAAAACCTTGAATCAATCCGAGAAGAGGGCCAAGCTAACAATGAGCGCATAAAAGAATTAAAGGCAAGACATCAAGGCAACCTTGAAGTTTTTGAAAGTACAAAGTTTGTGATTGAACAAAAGGAAACATATTTGAAAGAATGGGAAAAATCAATTCTTTTAGATCGCTCGGAATCAACTCCGGAAATTGACGCGCTTAAATTACAAATTGAATCAATCGTAATTCCCACAATTCAAATGCCAGATGTTGCCGAATTGAAAGCGCAAAAGGATGTGATCAACGCGGAAATTGACACGCTTAAATCAAAGCTCGCTGTTAATGAATTAGCAAAAACAATTGATGCTCGGATCCAGGAACTTGAATCACAAAACAGAAACCTTGCCCAGGAAATCGCAAGCCTGGAAAAAGTTGAATTTCAAATTGATAATTTTACGCGAGCAAAAATCGAACTAATTGAAAAGCGAATCAATTATAAATTTGCCCTTGTGAAATGGAAAATGTTTAACGATCAATTAAATGGAGGCATTGAACCAACATGCGAGGCAATTGTAAATGGAACACCTTTCAATGACTTGAATACCGCAATGAAGTACAACGCAGGGCTTGACGTAATCAACGCGCTTAACTATCACTTTGGAATCTTTGCGCCGGTGTTTATCGATCAACGCGAAAGCATCGTTTCATTAATTAAAACCGAGTGCCAAGTAATCAATTTGAAAGTTGATGAAAGCAAAAAAGAGTTAACAGTTTTGAATAATTAAGTATAAATTATTATCTTTACATAAACCAATAAATAAATAAATATGTCAAAAACAGAAAACGTGCAACCGGCAGTTGCAAAAAAATCAGCAAGTGAACGATTTACGCAAGCAGTCGTAAAAGAGTTCGAAGGGTCAGTTGGTAAAATGGATTTAACACAATACCAACAAAAGTTAATCAATAACTATTTTATTAAGCTAGACCAAAGTTTGACACTTGCCGAAACGAAGCGAATGAAAACACCAGAGGACAAACGCGAGTCTTTGGCGTACACTTGGGAGAATATCAACATCAATGCGCTAGCAATGCAAGTTGTGCCGTTGGCAAGCGTTGGACTTGACCCATTGCAACCAAATCACATTAACTTGATTCCGTATAAAAACAATCACACAAACAAGTTTGACATTACGCCAATTATTGGGTATCGTGGACTTGCTTTGAAGGCGATTAAATACGGTCTTGACACGTTGGAAGATGTTATTGTTGAACTAGTTTACGCAAACGACATCTTTAAGTTAATCAAGAAGGACGCCAACAACAAAAACGATTCGTATTTATTTGAGGTTGTGAATCCTTTTGATCGTGGTGAACTGATTGGTGGCTTTTATTGCCAGAAGTATGCTAATTCAAAATCAAACAACATTCGAGTTTTTACGAAAGCGGACATTGAAAAACGCAAACCGAAATACGCAAGTGCCGAGTTTTGGGGTGGTGAAAAAGATGTGTGGTCAGGTGGTAAAAAAGTCGGAAAAGAACAAGTTGAAGGCTGGTACGATGAAATGGCATACAAAACAATTTATCGTGCAGCTTACAATGATGTTATCATTGATAGTCAAAAAATTGACGCTCAATTTGCTAGTTTGAGCAATGTTCAAGACGAGTTCAATCACGAGCCAGCAAACACAACGGAAGATGTGAAACACGAGATTGTAACTGAAACCGCAACGCAGGAGATTACATTTGAGTTGCAACAATCACAAGAAAATCCAGCAATCACACCTTCGCCAGACTTTTGATAATGAAGCTCAAAATCATTTCATCCGGTTCCGTTGGAAATGCTTACATTCTTGAAAACGAAAACTCCGCGCTCTTAATTGAATGCGGAGTTAAATTACAGGAAATTCAAAAGGCGATTGATTACGATGTTTTTAAGATCAAAGGCGCGATTGTTTCTCATGCTCACCTTGATCATTCAAGAGCAATGAACCAGGTTGCTCAATTAGGGATCCCCTTAATGGCTTTGGGTTCAACATTTTTTCAAATGAACATTCCTTGTGAGCTCAGACATGGAACGTTGATAAATGGATTAACAAAACAGATCAGTGATTTTTTTATTCATTCCTTTGATGCTTCGCATGACATCCCAACGCTGGGATTTATTATTGAATCAGGATCCGAAAAAGTTTTTTTCCTAACTGATTCTTTCAAACAAATATGGAACTTTCGAACCTGGCAATTTACATGCATAATGATTGAGGCGAATTATTGTGAGGAATTGATCAAATCAAAATCAGAAACGTTTATCAATCGCCGGCGTTTGCGCTCTCACATGAGTATACAAACAGCAATTTTAACGCTTGGAAACATGGATCTTTCGAAATGCAATAACATTGTTTTGCTTCATTTATCTGATGGGCTTTCAAATGAAAAGGAATTCAAGGAAAAAATTGAAATGCGTTTCGGCATTCCGGTAACAATCGCCACAAAAAACCAAATTTTAAATTTAAATCCATTTTAATAATGAATGATCAAACAACATTTGAGAAAAAATTCACAAAAAAAGTAATTGCATTTTGCATAAAAAATCCAGGCGTAACGCCTCATCAAATATGTGCCTCTTTTGGGTACAATAACAGCGTCAAAATAAATGATTTTATAAACGGAAACGGTTCCATTTCATCAAGGACAATGGGCAAAATGATTGAATCAATGGAAAAGCATAACCGTAAAAAAACCAAACCTTTAAACAAAAAAAAATGAAAACAGCAATGCAGGAATTAATTAAGCAAATCGATGAACGAATTGAAAAATCAAAGGAATTCATTAAAAATCAAGATGAGCTTGGCGTTGGACTTACAACGTTTTTAATTGCGGGATTTATGGATTCTAAATTATTCGCTGAAAATCTTTTAGAAATGGAGAAAGAGCAAATAAAAACAGCTTATTTAAATGGCAATGCTTTTGGCATTGATATTGATAAAGGACTAAGCCCATTTGATTACTACAACGAAACCTTTAAACAACAAGAACAATGAAAACAGCAGTAGGAGAAAAAGCAATAGAATTGATTTATAAATTTGGTATAGATACTTCTTTAAAAGTTATTGATGAGATAGTTCAGTCTTTAAAGTTTACAGAAGTAGCAGGAAATTTAAAATATTTAGGATATTGGAATGATGTTAGAGAAGTAATAGAAACTTTTAATAAACAATAATAAATATGGAAAATCAATTAACATTTGAAGATGCAGTAAAGCCATTAATGAAATGGCTATGTGAGAACAAGCATCCACACACAACAGCAATTGTAACGGGAAATGTTGCAGAGTTAGTTGAAGGAGTAGAGCTTGTAAAGACGGATGAATTTATTGTAGACTAAACAACAAGAACAATGAAAGAAAAAACGATTGTGATTATTTTTTATTTAATCGCGTTAACATGCTCAATTTATCTAATCGCCCAGGCATGCGGTTACATTTGGAAAGGGGCGTTTTGATAAGAAAAAAAATCCAATCTTGCAAGGGGTTGGATTTTTTATTTTACATTTACATCAAAATAAAAGAAAATGGAGCTAATTCGGCACGGCAAAAATGTTCATCAATTGAAAGTAAAAGGAAACAATTTTCGCATTGCAATGCTCAGCGATTTGCATTGGGACAATCCTAAATGCGATCATGATCTTTTAAAAAGGCATTTGGATTATTGCTTAGAAAACTCAATTCCGATAATGTTAAACGGCGACACATTTTGTTTAATGCAAGGCCGAGGTGATCGCCGATCAAGCAAAGACGATATTAGGCCTGAGCATAATAATTCCCGTTATCTGGATTCAATTGTTGAAACGGCGGTTGATTGGTTTTCCCCTTATGCGCATTTGATAACGGTTGTTGGATATGGCAATCATGAAACGGCCATAATCAAATGGCAGGAAACCGATATTTTGCGCCGATTCGTTGATCTGTTAAACATGCGCAATCAAACAAACGTTCAAACCGGGGGTTATGGCGGGTGGCTTATTATAAATTTAGGGCACAGAAAAAGCGGAATGAACATGACCTGTAAAATAAAATACTTTCACGGATCTGGAGGCGGTGGCGTTGTTACAAAGGGAGCAATCAATTTAACGAGAGCCCTGGAAATGGTTGAGGATTTTGATGTTTTTACCATGGGCCACATACATGAAAACTCATCGCGCAATGATGTGCGTGAATATATTCATCACAACGGGTGCACAGGTTACAGCTCGCAACAAAAGGAATTACATTTAATGATCACCGGAACTTACAAAGAGGAATTTGGAACAGGATCCGGAGGCTGGCACGTTGAACGCGGAGCGCCTCCCAAACCATTAGGAGGGCGAATCCTAACAATGAACGGAATCAGAAAACATAAAGACGGCAAATCTCATTATTTGAAATTCATTGATTCGCATAAATTCAATATATGAATTTCTGGAACAAACAAGCCTACGACATTGCAAAGCGGATCACCAGTGATCGCGACATTCACCGCGACCTTGTGAGTTTCATTTACATTTTGCTTCATGATCGTAACATTGTTTCAATTTCATTGCCGGCAACCTTTGCCCGTTATGCTTATCAACAATACAATTGGAAAAATTCGGAATTCAATAAACTTTATGTTTCATTTGATCGCGATATTTCAGAAATAAACATTGAGAAAATTTGTGAGGATTATGAAGAGAGCCATTACGGCAACATGTTAGATGAGTATTTTGAACAAAAAAGCTCAAATGATGCCGAGTTTTTCTGTAAAGAAATTGCTAAATTGGTGTTCCAGTCAATGAGTTATCGAGAAATCCAGGCTTTGACTGGAATAAAAATCAGCACAATTACAAAAACAATGCAAAAATTTAAATATGATTTTAGAAATTTTTGCGACAATAGGGATCGCCCGGTTCTTATTGACGCTACCAATGCCAGACATTAAACCATTTAATTGCTTTGCTTGCCTTTCATTTTGGATCGGCGTTATTATCTTTGCAATTGAAATCAATTTTTTAAACGCACCGATTCAATGCGTTATTTATCCCTATGCCAGTTATTTGATCGCTGATTTAATTATGACTTATGAAAAAAATCTTTAACCGAATTATTCGATTTTTCAAACGCAAAAAATCAAACGTTTCTCCAGATCAGGAATTGTTCATGAAAACAATCGGAGCTGTTTTTTTACATGAATACTCAAAGGATCGAAATTTACGCCGTAAAATAAAAGGCACATCATTAGAAAAAAGAATCAATAACCTAATTAATTAAAAATGGAATACACAACGGAAATGCTCGCCAAAGCGGAATTTTTTCAACGCGCTGGGAGTTGCTCACTTTCAGGGCCTCAAAAAAAAGAGCTCGCTAAAATTCACCTGGAATTAACAGGAAACAAATTAAATGAATCATGCGCGACATGTTGCAGGGATGCAATGCGAATTTTTGTAAATCATTTGAATTCACCGCAACCAATGAAAGAGGAAAAAGCAACCCCGGTTAAAAAAGTTTCGTTCACAGGGGTGAAACAAACCAAACCGAAAACAACAAGAAAACCGCGAGCAAATGCCAGCAAAAAAACAACCAGTACAAAAGCGTAAAGCAACGCCCAAAAAAACAGCCGAAAAAGCTGAGGAAAAAGATATTGATTTTATGGTTGGGGTTAATGCCAAGAATCCAAAAGGGCGTCCCAGGCAAATCAAATATCCAGAGGATTTTTTGAAGCTATTTGATGAATACAAAATTTATTGTTTGGAAAATCCGCGTTTCACTTATACAGCCAGTTTAGGTAAAGTTGTAAAAGTGCCTCACCCCAAACCGCTTACAATTGAAGGCTTTGAAACTTTTGCCCATACCAAAGGGATTTCGGTTTGTAATTATTTGGAAAATCGAAACGATGCTTATTCGGATTTTTACGATGTTGTTACGCGAATAAAAAGAGAAATCCGCGGTGATCAAATTGAGGGCGCTGTTGTTGGGCAATTCAATAGCTCAATTGTGGCGAGAATCAACGGATTAACTGAGAAAACCGAAAACATTAATCGCAATATTGAAATACCTTTGTTCCCAGATGTTCAAGAGGACCACAGCAATAAATAAAATTCTCGCGATGAAAGCCCGTAAAAAGGTTATTCAAGGCGGGACCAGTGCGGGCAAAACCTATGCAATCATTCCGATTTTGATTGATAAGGCGATGCGTTATCCACGTTTAAAAATTACGGTTGTTGCCGAAACAATTCCGGCTGTGAAAGATGGGGCCGTTGATATTTTCAAACAGGTTATGTTTGACACGGGCCGTTGGATCGATTCGCAATGGATCGGCAACCCTATGGAATACAAATTCGGCAACGGTTCCCGAATTCAATTCAAGGCATTTGATACCGAGGGGAAAGCGAAGGCATCCGGAAAAAGGGACATTCTTTTTATCAATGAGGCGAATCATGTTCCCTTTATTATTGCCGATGCGCTCATGATCAGGTCAAAAGAAACGTACATTGATTTCAACCCAAACAATGAGTTCTGGGCGCATACCGAAGTTTTAAAGGATCCAAACAGCGAATTCCTTTTATTAACTTATGAAGATAACGAGGGGCTCCCGGCTGAAACCCTGGAGGATTTGTTGATCAAAAAGGAAAAAGCGAAAACATCCCCATACTGGGAAAACTGGTGGAAAGTTTACGGCATGGGCTTAATCGGTAATTTGCTCGGAGCGATCTTTAATAACTGGGAACAAATTGACGACATCCCAAAAGAGGCGCGTTTGTTGGGTTATGGTATGGACTTTGGTTTTAGTAATGATCCAACGGCAATTTGCGCCGTTTACGCTTACAATGATTGTTTTATCCTGGATGAGGTTATTTACAAAACAGGCTTAACAAATTCAGACATTAACCGCGAGGCGAAAGATTCAGTTAAAAAGGGGGTGCGCGTTTACGCTGATTCAGCGGATCCAAAATCAATTGAAGAGCTTCGCCGTCTGGGCTGGTCCATTGAGGGCGCAAGTAAGGGAAATGATTCAATCATGTTCGGGATTCAGAAAATGCAAAGCGAAAAGTTTTTAATAACACGTAAATCAATCAACTTGATCAAAGAGCTCCGGAGTTATGTTTGGGCAATTGATCGCGAAGGTAACAGCACAAACAAACCGATTGATTCATTTAATCACATCATTGACGCGGTGCGTTATTTCTTTTTAAGTTATCGTAAATCACAAGGCAAATACAAAGTAATATGAAACATAATGCAATAACATCATTGAGCGATTTGAAACCTGTTCACGTTTCAAAATGGTTGAAGCTCTTAGAAAGTTTCAGTGAGGACAAATACAATCAATTACTTGAAAACCTAAATTTCAGGGTTCAACTTGTTTCGATCTTTTTGGATATGAGTTTATCACAGGCAAGGCGAATCGATGTAAATAACATCATTGAAATTTCGGATCATTACATCGGATTAATGGGCACATTTAAACATGAGGATCCAAAATGTAAAGTTTCCATAAATGGCAAAAATTATGTTTCGCAAATCAATTACGGATCATGGACCACGGGCCAAATGATTGACGTTAAAATTTTAAAAGCTGATGACTTTTATTTGCATCCTGAAAGATTCCTGGCGATCATGTACATTGAAGAGGGTTTAAGTTATTGCCATGAGGATAAACATCAAATTGTTATTAATCCAAATGCTGAGAGAGAAAAGATTTTCAAAGATCATTTCCCAGGGGATGAGCTTTGGCGGTGGTATGCTTTTTTTTTGCGCAATTATTCAAGTTGGAGGCTCGCTATAATGGGGATTCAGACGGCGAGGATTCGGATTCAGACTCAGAAACTGGAGAGGGAAACAACGAAGATTCGACTGGCAATGAGGCCGAGGAATGGTTTTTATTTACGACTTCGCTTGTTAACATGGCTAAAAATCTGGGCAAGCAAGTTGAGGAAATAACGGCAATGCCTTACATAAAATTCCTTTTTTGGATTAATTATTTCAAAGTAAAGGAGGAAACAACATCACACAATAACTAATGGACTTTAGCGAATTAGGCATATCAGCAACATCGGAACCGCAAAGCGATTATGAAAAACTAATCCTGGGGATCGCGAACGATGTAACGAAACAGCTTCGCGAGTACACTTTACAGCATGCCCAGAACTCCGGAGCGCTCGCCTCATCAATTGCTTATTTTCCAACTGGCGTAATGTCTTTTGAAATTCAAGCGGATGACTATTATAATTTTATTGATCAGGGGGTGAATGCTTTGCCAGGTAAAGCCGGTTACCGTTATCGGCGTCCAATGGTTTCAAGTTCTCCCTATTCATTTAAAATCGATGGGGTTGGGGGAAAAATGTTTGATGCCATTAAAAAATGGAAAGGATTTGATACGGCCCGAACATTCGCAACAGCTTACAGCATCAAGCGCCACGGGATCAAGCCCAGAAAAATCACTGATAATGTAATGAATGAGGAATTTCTCAACGACATCATGAGCGATTTGCTGGAATTAACCGGCTTGAAATTTTCAGTTACATTTGAAAAAAATACAGAAAAATGGCAATAACAATAACGCAAAATCCGCAAACAATTTCTCCAGGGTGCAACCCTTTTGAATGGGTTTTTGAAAGCACAAACGCGGGCCTTGTGAATTTCTCTTTTATCGTTGAATTAGAAATAAACGGGGTTTATCATTCAACTCATGAGGTTTATCCTGAAAGTAATTTGAGCGGGCGATTTGATGCCTCGAAAATTTTGCGGGCTTTTCTCGTTTCAAACCTGGTAACTGATGGAACATTAAGCCAGGTTTATATTGGTGCCTTTTGTTCTGTTGGAATCAACATCTTTGAAAAATACGGAACACCGCCGAGCGTTCAACCCGAACCGGAATCAAGCGTAAAAGCAACGGCATTCAATGGATCACTAAGGCACCAGGATTTTATTTTGTGGAATTATCAATTGCATAACGCATCCAATTATAACCCGCTCACAGCTTCGCCCTCACAGGTTAAATTTTTAACTACAATTCCGCGTAATATTAAAAGATATGTTGGGATTGATCAAAGTTGTTTCCTGGGGATTTTTTCACTTGATGAAAATGTAAGGCTTAACATCCGTTTATTTAGCGCCACAGGATCAACGATCGCGAATGAATCGATCAACCTTGTTTTCCCAGCGCTGGCAATTATTGACTGTTCGCCTCAAACGATTATCGCGAATACTTCAATCACCGCGTTGAACTTTGATGCATGTGTTTATTATCGCGTTTTGGTTCAAGGAATGGCGCCAGCTGGGACCTATTCAGGTGCCTCGGAATCATTTGAATTTTACATGGATACAGAATGTAAACGCTATCCAACAAGGCGCCTGCATTGGTTGAATAAATTTGGCGTTTGGGATGCAATGAGTTTTGATCTGGATTCGATTGATACAACCGAAGTGAATTCAAATGATTACGCAAGGAACACCGGCGTTTGGGATAATGGCGCTCACAGTTATCCCCTTTATCAGGGGCAAATGATCAACGCCTCAAAAACTTCAAAGGATATGACGGTGATCAACAGCGATTGGATGAAACCAGATTTACAACAGTGGCTTGTTAGGGAACTCGGCGAAAGCCCCCGCGTTTATTTAGAAGTTGAGGGCGGATTTGAACCGGTTAAAATAACAAATACCAGTTATCTTTTGAAAACGCGCAAGCGAAACGGATTGATCCAGGAACAATTCACCCTTGAAAGAACTTACATTTACCTAAGCCAATTGAACTAATGGGAGCGGAGCTGTATATTAATGACCGGTTGATTGATCTGGGCGAGGCCCCGATTTTTCCGCTTACATTTTCAGTGATTGAGTTAACTGATATTTCAAAGCGAAGCGGTGCGAAATCGAAAACGATAACGATCCCAGGAACGCAACAAAATTGCCAGTATCTTTCATCAATTTACACGCTTGATGTTGCAACAAATCCAAGTGGGAACCAAAGTGATTTCATTAATTTTGATCCAACAGTGAAAGCCGATGCGCGTTATTATCAAAATGGATTACTTCAATTTAAAGGCATAGCGCAATTACTTTCATGCGCCTTTGAAAATGGAACCTGGCGTTTCGAAATATCTTTGATTTCGGACATTCGCGATTTCATTGCGGAAATGGCAAAGTTGAAAATTAATGAGTTGGATTTTTCGGAATACAATCACACTTTGAACATGTTCAATGTTGAACAAACCTGGGCCGGATTCAATCAAATCGATGGATCAAATACGCCGATCAAAGCGGGTTCATCCTGGTTTGGGATCGGTTACTATTATGGCTTGATTGATTACGGTTTTGATCGCGTTTCAGCCGATACCTTTGGGATTGATCAAATGCCGTTGCAAGTTTTTATTTATGGCATCCTTCAAAAGCTATTTGAAAAAGTTGGTTTAACCTGGAACAGCAATTTTTTAGAATCGGATCTATTTAAACGCCAAGCTCTCGCATATCAAGGCGGGCAATTGCCAGCCATTTCACCGGGGCAAGCTGATAACGATTCAGCCTATACAACAGAAACGCCAAACGGAAATGGTTATATTATCACAGGGTTACAGGCTTTTGATGTAAATCCTTATTCAGTTTCTGGATCGAATCTTTTCTTTTATGATGTTGCATCAACTTTCAGCGACTGGGTTGATGGTTCAATTGTTCAGGACAATTTAAATCAAATTGATTCATTAGCGCCAACAAAATTCAAATGTTTGAGCCAGGGCCTTTTTAATTTCAATTATTATGGGCGCCACGTTGTTGATTTGGATTTCTTTTTAAATGGCGCAAGCATTTCATTTGTAAACGGAAATTACAGCCTGAATTTAACTATCTTTAAAAACGGCGCTGTATATTCACAGGAAACCGTTTATTCGGCTCAAATAACCTCAACAGCTTTGAGCCAATCGTTAACATTCGATTTCAATTATTCTCGATCATTCAACGCTGATATTAACGACCAGTTCACAATTGGAATTCGTTTGATTGTAAACATGTCAAGTATTAGCATTGCGGGTTATTCGCCAAACACTTCAATTTCTTATGGCTTCAATGTTTCAACTTATGACACCCGTGTTGATTTCGCAAAACAGATTCAGGAATTGACACCAGGATCAACAGTGTTTTTATCAACGATTTTGCCAGATTTACCGGGTGATGTATTTTTCAATGGCATTTGTAAAATGTTTAATTTGTTGGTTTCGCCTTCGTCAACTGATTCAACGCGCCTGGAAATTGAGCCTTTGATTAGTTATTATTTGCCAAGTGATCAGGCGTTAAATTGGACCGATAAACTCGACACTTCGCAATTGATCGAGGTGATCCCTTCAATAAACTTTGCCTCGAAAAATTATCGTTTCCGATTTGCGGATGATGATGATTATTATAATAAACTTTACTTTGATACACAAGGCGGGCAATATGGTTCATTTGAGTTAAACGCTCAAAATCAATGGGGCACAAATGACACCGTTTATCAATTGCCTTTTGCTCAAAAGGTTCTGGTAAACATTCCAATAAATGACACTACTTTCACAGGCATAATTGTGCCAAGAACTTTCATTGTGAACAGTGATTCAAATGTTGAACCAAAACAAGGAAAGCCGTTTATTGTTCAAGTTGGAAACTTGCGAAGCGTTCCATTTCGCGTAATCGATGAAGCATCGGCAACAAATACATTTAGTGAATATCCTTATGTTGGGCATGTCGATGACATTGATAACCCAACGTTTGATTTGAATTTCGGAGTTCCAAAAGTTTTCTATTGGTCCGGCGCTCAATTCACTTCAAATAATCTTTATCAATATCATGAGCAATTTATTAAGGAAATGATTTCTCGATTCGGTAAATTATTGAAGGCTTCAATTCACTTAAATTCAAGTGATATTTTTCAACTGGATTTTCAATACTTGATTCAGATCAACGGCGTAATTTATCGCCTTCAAAAAATACTTGATTACAACAGCGCTGATGACAACAGCACCAAAGTAGAACTTTTAAAATACATTTCATAATGGCAGGAAAACAGGCGGTTTTTACATTGAAGGTTGACACGGGAAACAGTGTTAATGACATCAACAATTTTGATAAATCTTTACAGGGTTTAAATAAAGACATTGATCAAACACAACAAAATTTAACCGATTCAACGGCAACTGATATGTTTGCCCAAAAATTGCAGGAATTAAATTCAAAGGTTGACACTGGCGGTTTAACAATGCGAGAGCTTGGAAAAGTTGTGCGCGAATATCAATCAATTGCCATGGCAACGGGTGAAACTTCGCCGGTTGGATCTGAGGCCCTTTTGAAGGCTTCAAAGCTCACCGATAAAATGGGCGACATCCGCAAGCAAACAACCGCAATGAGTTCCGATTTTGTCAAGTTAGATACAGCAATCCAGGGAATTGAAACGGGAGCCGCGGTTTTTCAAGGCGTTCAAAGTGCAATCGCGTTAACGGGGGTTGAGAATGAAAAGTTGATGCAAACAATGGTAAAACTCCAGGCCGTTCAAGGCGTTGCAAATTCCGTTAACACCATTGCGAAAAACTTAAATAGTGAAAGCATTTTAGGTTTACAATTAAAAACAGCCTGGGAAAAGATTTACGCCGTTGCTGTGGGGAATTCAACCGGAGCAATGAAAGGCCTTCGCGTTGCGATGTTGTCAACTGGAATCGGGGCGCTGATCATTGGAATCAGTGCGCTCATTGCGAACTGGGATAAATTAAAGAATTCGATCAGTAATCAAACATCAACTCAAAAAGTATCGAATCAAGTAATGAAAACGGCAACGGCTCAAATTGCAAATGAGTTGAGCGCGTCCGATAAATTGAGCCGTCAATTAAGGGATGAAACTTTAACAAGGCAACAGAAAATTCAAAAGGTAAAGGAATTCCAGGTTGCTTATCCTGGCCTTTTGAAAAATGTGAATTTGGAAACGATGTCGATCGCTCAGATTAACGGGCAATTAATTAAAAACATCGAGCTCCTTAAATTACAGGCGCAAGCAAAAGCAATTGAAGCGGTGCGCGCTGAAAAGTTACAGGAAATTTTAACAACACAACTTGACATTCAATCCGAGGCACAAGAGGAGGCGGGCAATTTTACAATTGACTTGGGTAGCAACGCCAAAAACGGATGGATTGGATACAGTACCGGAGCGGAAAACGCGAAGCTCGCAACGATGGATTTTACTAAAATTCAAACAACTGAAACTAAAAATTTAAAAAATCAAATCGGGGCCCTGGATAAGGCCGGCGATGCAATCGATAAGCAAATCGCATTATTGAAACAACAAGGCGCAAGCGTATCGGATGGAACTGATAAAATTGTTGACTATTCAAAACAAACTAAATCATTCACAAGCTCAACAAATGACAGTTCCGATGCTGTGGAAAAACAAAATAAGATCAATGAAAGAAAAGCGGAAATCCTGGATGACATTTCAAAAGCGCAACAGGAATTCAATGATTCACAATTAACACAACAGGAAAAAGAAATTGCCGAGGTTCAACGCAAATACAAAACATTGATTGACGAGGCAAAGGAATACAATTCACTTTTAACCGAAGCGGAAAAAGAAAAAGCGATCAACATCACAAATATTGAAATCGCTCAGATGAATCAAGAAAATGACATCAATTTAAAATATCAAGCGGAACAATACGCAAAAACAAAAGCCGATGAGGAAAAAAAATTAAAAGATATTGCCGAGGCCGAAAAGAAAAAATTGGACTTATATCAACAATACAGGGCGATTGTTGAGGATGAATATCAACAAGAAATAACAGCGTTTGAAAAGGCACAAGAGGAAAAAGTTAAGGCCCTAAATTCAAACCTGGCGGAGGGAAATATTTCACAAGAGGAATACTTTAAAACAATGCTTCAATTGGAGGAGGATTACGATAAAAAAATTGTTGACGTAAACAAAAAGAAAAACAAGGACATCGCGGATGCTGAGAAAAAAGCATTTGATGAGCGAATTGAAAACGCTAACAAAATGATTCAACAGGCACAAAATGCCCTGAATGAATTAAAAAAGGTAAATGATACGATCAAAATGTTTGAACAAATTCGAATTGATGAAAGCAAACAAAAAGCGGAACAGCAAACGTTGATTTTGGATGAGCAACAGAAAAAAGAATTGAGCAACCAAAATTTAACCGAGCAACAGAAAACCGCGATCCAGGAAAGTTACGCGAAAAAGAAATATCAAATTCAACTGAAGCAATTCAATGAAGAGGAAAAAATCAAACAATCCCAGTTCAAACGTGATAAGGCTTTGCGGATTGCTCAGATTGCAATTGATACAGCCTCGGCAATTGTTAAAGGTATTGCAACCTTTGGGCCTCCGCCTTCGCCGATGGGGATCGCTTCAATTGCCTTTGCTTCAGCGCTTGGAATTGCCCAGGCCTCAGCTGTTGCAAAACAACAATATCAAGGCGGATCAGCGCCAAGCGCTCCGAATGTTTCAGCTGGCGGAGGAATGGGCGCGAGCTCTTTCCAAGTTGGGACCAATACACAACAAACAACGAACCCGCAACCTCAGCAAACAACGAACACAAGCACCGCGCCGATTTCTGTTGTTGTTGTTGAAAGCGACATCACCAATGTGCAAAACAAAGTAAAAGCCCAGGAATTGAAAAGCAATTTCGGTTAACATTTAAACACTTTAAACATGATAAAAGATTTGCCTTTATTTGACATCGGCGTTGATTTAAACGATCCGGAAACAAAGATCACTTATAATTCACTGGTAAAAAAGCCAGCGCATGAAAAGACGTTCGAAACGTTTTCAAAAATCGAACGCCATTTTTTTAATGACGACGAGCAAACAATCACCGGCGTAATGATCGCATGCGATTTGCCGATTTACCGATTTAACAAAGACACCAAAGAGGAATATTATGTTCAATTCGGAAAACAAGCAATCAAAGACATTGTTATTGATATGGCCAAACGCCAAACATTTAATTCTGTAAACATCGAGCATCAAAGCAAAAACGTTGTGAATGATATTTTCATGACAATGATTTATGTGATTGACGAAGCAAATGGATTCACAGCACCGGAGCGATTCAGTGGAGAGGTTGACGGGACCGCCTTAGTTAGTTACAAAGTGATGGATTCCGAGATTTATGAAAAAGCAAAGAATGGAGAATTCAAAGGCTTTTCAATTGAGGGCGTTTTTGCGCTATATGACACCGGCACAACCTCAACTGGATTCAGTGTGAATTCAGATCCTTTTGATTTGCTGATCATGGAGCTGAGAGCATTAAAAGAAACACTTTAACACATTAGGAGAAATCAAAAATTAGATATGAAAAAGAAATTGGAAACAATCTTTTCCCTGATGAATGAAATCCGATCAAAGGTAACGGCTTCAAAATTTGCCGAAGTTGCTTTGGAGGATGGAACGATCATAACTTGGGATGGTGAATTAGCTGTGGGAACAGCAATTTTCGTAAACGATGGAGAAAACAACGTACCTGCTCCGGAGGGAACTCACAAATTAACTGGAGAGTTCGAAGGAAAAAGCATCGTTTTGGATGCTGAGGGAATGGTTGTTGAAATCATTGATGAAACAGCAACGGCGGAAATGTCCGGCGATGAGGGGAAAGCTGAGGTTTTTTCCAAAAAAGAAATGCAACATTTCGCTGAAATAGTTGAGGTTGCTAAATGGTCCATGACAATCGACCAGGATACAATTGAAGTTGGAACAAAATTAACCTATTCTTATTCTGAAGGTGATAACGTTGAAACTTATACCGTAATGGCTGGGCAATATGAAACAGCTGATGGAAAAGCCTTTTTAGTTGATAGCGATGGAGTAGTTCGAATGTTTCTTGATGCCGAGCCACCGGCAAGCCCACAAGCTCAAAACTCTGATGAGGAAATGAGCGCGGAGGTTGCAGGGGTTAAAGCCACAGCAAACAGCATTCTCCAGGTTGCCGAGCAAATGAGCGAAGTGATCAAAGATCTTAATGCTAAAATTGAAGCGCAAGAAGTTGCATTTACAGAAATCAAAGGACGCTTTGAAAAATTCGCTTCACAGCCTTCAGACAATACAAAAGAAAACAATCGTTTTGCACGTGTGGAATCAAACACGTTTAACGCAACTCAACAAAGGTTGCTTGATTCAATCAATAAGTAAATTAATAACCCATTAAAAAAAAAGAAAAATGGCAAGTTTAAAACAAATTATCAAACAAAAATTCGATTACGATGTAGCGGATTTAGGGGCTTATGTAGATGAGCAAAGAAACGAACTTTTAGTTCGCCAGGTAACTGAAGCGCGCACGCTTCAATTGATCAAAACGCAAGAGGGGATTAAAGGATCTGAAAAATTGAAATTGCTTTCAGACACTTTGACTTATCAAACGGCTGATTGTGAAATGACTGATTTAGGAGAAACTAAATTCTCAGATCGCCAAATCACAGTTGAACCAATCGGTTACAAAAAAGGATTCTGTAATGATGACTTAGTAGGATTCTGGACTCAATTAGCTTTACCAGCTGGGGCAATGGCTCAAAATAAAGAGTTACCTTTTGAGGCTTTGATCACAAATTACATTTTATCTTTGAACGCTTTGGAATTAGATAAATTAATTTGGAAAGGTAACAAAACAACAGGTTCTGGAAACCTTGCATTCATGAACGGATTCGCTTCATTCTTGACTGTTGCTAACGGTTGTACTAATTTAAATCCTTCAAACGCAACAGCGATCAACGCGGGCAATGCTTATGATTTATTTTATGACATGTTCAATTCAATGGATTCGGCTGTTGCTGAAAGCCCTGAAAAAGTTGCTTTTTGTGGACGTGAAAACTTCAATTACTTAGTGAAAAACTTAGTTGATTTGAATTTCTTTCATTATTCGCCGGCGGACATCGCGTCAATGACCAGCGTAATTATCCCAGGAACAGACTTAACAGTTGAGAAAGTACCAGGATTAAACGGTGATTCTCGCGTTTTTGTTGGAAAACGTAGCGCGTTTACATTCGGAACTGATTTGGCATCTGATTCAAGTAATTTCGAATTATGGTATTCTCAGGACGATGACAAACTTTACATCCGTTCTAAATTCAAAGCAGGTGTTCAAGTTCCTTTCTTGAATGAAATCGGAGTTTTCGTTTTAGACTAATCAAATTTATCAAAGGGGGTTCGCCCCCTTTTAACCTTTTAAAATAAAAAATTATGTCTTGTGGACTTACAGCAGGTTGGAATGATAGAATTTGTACCGTTGGAAAAGGCGGAATCAAATCTGTTTTGTTCTTTACAAAAGACCAACTAACAGGCAACCCAACAAAGGTTGCAAACGAAATCACAGCAATGACCGTAACAGGCGACACGTATCACTACAAATTGAAACGTGATTTATCAAACGCAACTTATCCAGTTCGCGCAAATGATAACGGCGCTTTGTTTTACGAACAAACATTGTCAATGATTTTAAACAATGATACCAAAGAGCTTCGTTCTGAAATTCATTTGCTTGCACAAAATGAATTGGTTGCATTGGTTGAAAAAAGAAACGGCGATATTATCGCGCTTGGATTGGATCAAGGTTTACAGATCCGCGAAGCATCCGAAGCCGGAACAGGCACGGCCGTTGCTGATCGCAACGGGCATACAATCGTTATGATATCCATGGAAGACAATGAGGTCCCAGATGTTTCGGCATCAGTTTATAACACTTTGTTAGGTCAAGCGGTTTAACGCTTAAAATTAAATTTCTAAAAGGCAAGGTGTTACGCTTTGCCTTTTTTTATACTTTTGATTATGGCAAAAATTAGAAAAGAATGTTTAGGCATTCAAATGAAGCATGAGAATTTTAACAAATGGTTCACAATAACCGAGGGAAATGAGGGCCTTTATAAGGCTTTAAAATTTGACGTGTTCGAAAAAAAACCAAAGAAAAATGTTAACAATAAACAAGGGGCAACTCAACTCATTGACAGTAACAGCAACTGAGTTAACAACGGTTTCAAATCCGATATTCGTTTTTGAATTCACGCATTCGCAATCACGCGAGGTTGTAACGTGTACGCTTAACAATGAATCAAACAGCACAGCCCGTTTTGATGAATTCTTTTTGGATGAGGGGGTTGATGCAACTTTCCCGTTTGAGGGGCAATACACGTACAAAATAACTGAGGAACAAACAGGCATCATTTTAGAAATTGGACGGGCAAACGTGTTCAAAGCGGAGCCGGTTGATCATGATTACTCAAATGATATAACTGATAAAATATACAATGGAGAAACAAACAACTAAACGCCGAATTGAGCGAACCAGCTTCGCCAAAGTTGCGCCGAAACCAATTGAGGAAAAAGATACAAAGGGCTTCATTAAATGGGGAAAAAAGAATGATTTTCCATTTTACTTAAATGATCTTTTTGAGGGCTCTCCTATTCATGGCGGAATCGTTAAAAATAAAGTTCGATATATTGCCGGCGGAGGGGTTGAAATAAAATCCGGAAATCTGGAAATTTTCTTGAATAATCAATACACTGATTTCACAATAAATGAAATCGCGGAATCAATTTGTGAGGATCATGAAAGATATGGCGGTTTTGTTGTTAAAGGCACCTGGGACATGGAGGGCGTTCG